GCGTGCCGCTCCTCGCCAGCGTCAACGGGTTCCTGACCCCGGCGTGGCAGATCGGCGGCGGAGCGCCCGTGGACATGGACGTGACCGGCAACGCGGCCGAGATCACCGTCAACGCCACGGCCTCGACGGTGCTGGGCGTGCTGAAGATGGTCCCGGACGCGGTCCAGACGGAACTCGTCTTCGACGCGCGGCTGTGACGGAGAGGAGGACAACACCATGCAGACCCAGACCGTGAGCAACGCCGTCAAGCAGCGCCTGATCGGGGAACTGATCAAGACCCCCGGCGGGCGCGCGAAGTTGGCCGCCTCGATGACGCAGCCGCTGCGGACCCGCCGCGACTACGCCGCCGTCGGCCGCAAGACCTTCCTCGTGGAGCAGTTGCCCGACGGGGCGCTGCCCATCTACGACAAGGATCCCGACGTGACCGCCTACGTGGTGGGGGAGGAGGGCCAGAACATCCTCGCCATCACGAAGCCGCGCCGCGTCATCTTCCCGCTGTTCGAGGTCGCGTCGAACCCGGAGATCCCGCTGACGCAGATCAAGGAGCGCCGGTTCGACCTGATCGAGCGCGCCCAGGATCTCGCCCGCGCGCAGATCCAGGCGGCGGAGGACGAGCGCGTCTTCGCCATCCTCGACAGCATCGCCACGGCGGGCTTCGACAGCCTGCCCGCGCAGATGAACCCGGACATCCCGGTGGTCGCCCCGATCTCCTCGGCGGTGATGGCGGACGCCTTCTCGCTGATCGAGCGGCACGACCTCCGCGTGGCCCGGATCTACATGAACGCGCGGGACTACGCCGACCTCCGCAAGTGGGGTCGGGACGTGCTGGACGTGGAGTCGCAGGCCACCCTGCTGAAGACCGGCCTCCAGTCGGTCCTGTGGGGCGCGCAGATCATCACGTCGCGCCTCGTGCCGCAGGGCACCGTGTACGTGTGCTGCGAGCCGGAGCACTTCGGGCGGATCCCGGTCCGCACGGAGTTGACCGTGCTGTCGGCCGACGACCCCAAGGCCCGCACCATCGGCTTCTCGGTGTTCGAGAACCTGGGCATCGGCGCGTACAACCCGCGCGGACTGACCCGGCTGACCGTCACCCGCTGACGCCTGAAGACGCTGCGCCCCGGGGCCGGTGCCCGACAGCCCCGGCCCCGGGGAAGCAGATACAGGCCAAGCACGACGGCTCGAACTCGCCCACTCCTCCCCAAGCCTGACAGAATCTCGAAGCAGGAAGGACTACGCCTTGCATCCGGGGGTGTTCGCGGTGAGCCACTCGATGGCGACCTTGGCGGCCTCGTCCGGCACGGCCCCCCGCAAGATGGAGACCGCCGACAGACCCCCGTACTGGCTCACGAAGTCCACGGTCTCCCGGGGGACGCCGTAGGACTTCAGCAGGTCCGCGTACACGGGGATGAACGGCATCTTCCCGAGGTGCCAGAAGTCCAGCGTGAGGCTGACCCGGTACGCCTCGGCTTCGAGCACGCCCCGGGCGTCCGGGTCCAGCAGGTACTGGGTGCCGAACGTGGCCGCCCCGAGCCGGGTCTCCTGCACGACGTGCTGGTGCTCATGGGCGCAGACCCCGATCTGATCCCACAGGGACCACCCGTTGACCGCGCCGACATCGAAGGGCACGTAGATGACCTTCCCGATGGTGGTCACGAAGCGGGTCATGAAGGTGTCCCGCTGGACGATGCCGAGGCCGTCGAGCAGGTCCGCAACGGCCAGCATCTCCGGTGAGGCGGCCTTGGGGACGACCTTCGTGCCGTACTTGCCGGTCATGTAGGCCCAGAACGCGCGCACTTGGTCTGGGGTCGGCTCGGCCATACACCACCTCCAACAAAGGGGTAGAATAGGGCAGCCACCGGGGGGTCACCGCGATGGGCAACCTGCATCTGCTGCTGATGGAACTGGGCGACGAGGTGGGTCAGCCTGCACCGGGGTTCACCCGGCTGGGGCTCTGGTGGTTCGAGGCGCGTCTGCGGGCCTCGAACTTCATCTACGCGGCAGGCAGGTGTGTCCGGCATCGGTTGGGCTACAAGTCCAGTCGCCCCCGCTGAGGCCCGCGCAGTCCATCAGCACGACCCAGTGACCGTTCGGGCCGCAGATTTCCGCGACCTGCCCACGGCACCGGGTGCTCTTGGGGGCGCAGGTGTCCGACGAGAAGGGCGGGCACGACGCGCACCCGGCCAGCGGGGCAAGGAGCAGGGCCAGCAGAATCTTCATAGGCACCTCCTGCTCGACAGTACCACGGGGGTTCACGCGCGGGTGCCCGGGGGTATGGAGAGGTCGGAGGTGATCGCATGTGGAAGCCCCCGAAGTTCCTCAGCGGTGATGACGACATCACGTTGCGCGACTACCAGCGCGGCCTGATCGAGCAGTTGCTCTACCACTTGCGCCGGGTCTGCTCGGAGGCCGAGCGGGTGATGCTCGAACGCATCGTGATGCTGGTGAGCATGATGGGGTCGGGCAAGACCCTGATGCTCCGGTACGCTGCCGAGAAACTCACCCGGGAGGGGTTGCTGAGGGGCGTCATCGTGGTCGTCCCCCTGAACTCCATCAAGGAGGGGTGGACCGAGTCCTTCAGCATCGAGGGCGAGTTCGAGGTGCCCCCGAGGCGCTGGCTGGGGGACGAGGATCTGGGGCGTGCCAGGAAGACGGACATCCTCCGGGCGTGGCTCTCCGCCAAGAACCCGTTCCCGTTCGGCCTCATCATGACCCACGGGGCATTCAACGCGGCCATGAAGGAACTGCGGAAGGAGAACCTGCCCGAGGACTTCTTCTCCGGCCTGCTGCTCATCGTGGATGAGGCTCACCACGTGGCAGGGGTCTGGGAGGTCGAGGCGGCCCCCAAGGAGGAGCGAGCGGCCCTTCTGACGGAGGACGACGAGGACGCCGACGAGGCCCCCGAGGTGGCGGTCGAGCACAAGCGGAGTCTCCACGAGGCCAACGTCCTCGGCCGGAGTGTCGAGGCATGGCTGGGTCACGGTGGGGTTCTGGAGTTTGCCACGGCGACCCCCATCCGGCGGGCCGGGCGGCTCCCGCTGCCCGAGGACTTCACGGCGACCGTGTACCGCTCGATGGCGCAGCACGTGGCCGAGGGCATGGCCCCGAGCAAGATCGACATCCGCTCCTTCTCGTTCAAGAGCGGCACCGACTGGGGTTCTTTCGTGAAGACCGTGGACGGCCGGGTGCTCCTCGACGCCGACATCGAGGCGTCCGTGGAGCAAGTCATCCGGCGCTGGGAGGCAGATGACCAGCCCCCGTCCATCGTGCTAGTCCCGCAGGGCGGTTCCGTCCGGTGGGCCACCCAGTTCATCGAGGAGTTGAAGCGGCGGGGTGTCCCTGAAGGGGCCGTCGTCAACGCCGTCGGGGTCAAGAGCGACGTGGTGAAGTACCTCCGGCAGGTGCTCCGCGACGAGAAGCGCCGCATCCGGGACGAACTCCCGTCTACCGTGCGGGTCATCATCGCCTGCCGCCGGTTCGATGAGGGCACCGACTGGCCGTTCTGCGCCCACGTCTACGTCGTTGGGTGGACCCGGTCCATCGTGCGCCTGTTGCAGTGGCTGGGCCGGTGCCTCCGCCGTAAGAACGACCTGCCCGGCTACCCCAAGAACTTCATCGAGCGAGCGGGCATCACCTTCTTCCTGCCCCAGGTTGCCTCCGACCTCTGGGGCAGGTTCTTCAGCGAGCACCGGGAGCAGGCCCTGACGGTCGCCATGTTCATGGCCGACCACAAGACGGCGACCGCCTTCCTCGGCCAGCCCTACGCCATCTCGCAGATGCGGGGCCGGTCGGTGTCCCTGGACAAGAAGGCCGTCTGGGCGGAACTCTGCGACGCCCTGAGCATGAACTACGAGCAGGCGTGGAAGTCCGTGGCCCTCTACAAGCAGGCCCGGATCCTCATGCGCTGCGAGCGGCCCTCGGACGACGCCGTCCGGGACTACATGCGGTTCCGCATGGGGGTGGCCGACGCCGACATCGACCGCGCGCTCCAGATGAAGGAGTACGTGAAGTTGAACCGGCGGGAGATCATCGATCAGGTCGAGGCCCTGGTGGAGCAGGGCGTGCTCGGGGGGCACCCCACTCGCCGGGTGGTCGATGCCCTGATGAAGCAGGTCTTCGAGCAGGCCGCCGACATCACGGTCGAGGAGGACGCCCGGCTGATGAAGGAAGCCTCGGACATGACGGGTATCCTCTCCGAGATCACCGGGGTCGCCCTCCACGACATCCGAGAGACCTTCGAGGCGAGCCTCCGGCCCGCTCCCGTGGACCCCGGCAAGCCCGCGCTGCAACTGCGCTTCGAGGCGTCCCAGCGCAGGCGGAAGGGGCTGCTGGAGGCCCTGGTGGAGGACATCCTCCGCAAGAAGGCTCTGGATCCCACGGTCCGGGTCACCGTGCGGGGGCTCTACGAGGAGCGTCGCGGGCAGGCGCTCAATCTGTCCAACGCTTTCACGGGCTACTACGGGGCCATCCTGACCCGGCTCGTCCCCGCCCTGGCCCCCCACATCATCTGCGACGGCAAGGAGCGGTGGGTGGAGGACTGGGGGGCCATCGAGGTGGACCCGATGGACCCCAAGTGGGACGCCTTCCACGAGCGGGCCGGAGGTTCCCTGCCCAGGCCCGACCCACGGGGTCCGGCC